GTCGCGCATCTGCCAGATCATCTGCATGACCGACTCGTCCCGCACCGTGGGGATCTCGCGGAGTGCGGCCTCCAGGGTGGCGATCCGGGCCTCGCGCTCAGTGATTAGGTCGTGCGCGAGGTCTAGTTGCCGCTGCCATGACGCGCGCAGGTCACGCACCTCAGCTTCGATGGTGGCGATCCGTTCGTCGCGCTGGTCGATGGCGGCTCCCATCTTGCGGATCACGATCTCGGCAGGCGACTCAGCCATCACCAGCGCCTCCCGATCAGCAGTGCGTGGACGCCGTACCCCGACGACGGCAGGATGATGCACCGCACATCACCAGAGCCGCGACGCGCGAACGGACACCGCTTCGAGCGCGCCCTCATCGCTCGAAGTTCCCGGACGCGAGGCCGTGCGCCAGCAGCCCACGGCACAGCAGACACGCACCGTCGAACGTCGCATCCTCACCGCGGCACACCTGCTCGCGTGCCGACCCGAGCGGTCGCCACCGCACCCGCACCACCCACAGGTTCGACCCGCCCGGCGCGTGCGGCGCGTGCACCTGCATCGTCCCCTCCACCGTCCGCACGAACTGCAGCAGCCCCGCCAGCGCCTCGTGCGTGCCGGCCACGTGCGCGTTGCCGTGCTCCGCGATCTCGGCCGGCACGTCGCTCGGTTCTACCAGGTGCACCTCTGGCACGTGCTCGGTGTCGTCGTCAGTTCCCATCCGCACACCGTACCAGCGCACCCCCCCGTTACGTGGGAGGGATCGGCGTCCCGCCGGGCAGCAGGTGCGGTCCCACGTCCAGCTGCCCCGTCGCTCGCATCGCGTTGTACGTCCGCGACATGCCCTCGAACAGACCGACCACCGGCTCCCACCCCAACCCGCGCAGCTTCTCCGTCGAGAGGCGCTTCACGACCGTCTGCCGCGCCGGCGCGTCCACCTCCACGATCAGCGCCTCCGGGTCTTCGACGCCGGCGACCGCGCACGCCATCTCCGCGACGTGCCGCATCGTCACCGCCGCGTCGTCCCGCCCGACGTTGTAACACCCCACGCCGCGCTTCACGACGTCCGCTGCGAGGAACGCCACCTCGCCCTGCTCCAGCACCAGGCGGATGCCGCGCACCGCGTCCTCGATCCAGCACCAGCTGCGTTCCGCGCCGCGATGCACCGGGATCGGCTGACGGTGATGCGCCTGGTACAGCATGTTCACGATCGCCGCGCGACCCCGCCCGGGCGGCAGTCCCGGCCCGTACGGCATCGACGGGCGGATGATCTGCATCGACCCCTCCAGGTCGGGCGTCAACGCGTACAGCGCCGCGACCTCCTCACCCCACCGCTTCGACAACCCGTACAGGTTGTGAGGGAGTTGCCACACGCCCGTCCAGTCCTCGCACCCGACCGCGACGGTGGACAGGTCGCCGTACACCTCCGACGTGGACGTGTACACCAGCCGTGGCCGGCGGAACGCAGCGGCGCAGCTGCGAGCGACCCGTGCGGTCATCAACGCGTTCGACTCGATCGTGTGCGCGATGTTGTCTTCGCCGAACAACCTGCCGACCTGCGCTGCGAGGTGCACCACCACGTCCGGATCGAAGTGCCTGATCGCGTGGTCGAGGATCGACGACGTGCCGCCGGCGCCCTCGCTCAGCAGGTCCCCGACATGCTGGCCGTACTCGTCCACCCCGTCCGGCCCGTTCGGCCGCACGCGCAGGTCAACGCCGTGCACGTCGTGCCGATGGTCGAGCAGGTGCCTCGTCAGGTGCGTGCCGATGAACCCGACATCACCCGTCACCATGATCCGCATCTCGTCCTCCTAGCTCCACCGCGGAGCGCGCTGCAGCAACTCGCCGGCCGCCCACTGCTGCCACGTCGTCTGCTCTCGGAACCACTGCTCATCGTTCATCTGCTTCCGGCCGGCCTGTGCCCAGTGGTGCCGGAACGCGTACCCCGGCACCGCGACCAAGGGTATGCCCTGTGCCTGCATCGCCGAACTGAAAGCGTTGTCCGAGAAGTAGTGGATGGGTGGAATGTCGATCCAGAGCTCGGTGCGGCAGAACGGGATGCGGCTCATCGACACCGCGTTCGGCACCGAGTAGCGCGCCGCCCAGTCGCCGTGCGACTCGATCACGTCCGGCTCGCCGGCGCGCGCTGTCCAGATCAGCGCGCTCGGAGACGCACCGAACTCGCGCACGCACGACACCGCCGCCTCGAACCATCCGTCCAGCGGCTCCAGGTCATCCGCCGTCATGTGCAGCCACGTCGCGCCCGCCGCCCGCGCGACCTCCGCTCCGAGGTTCCACGCCTCGCCGCACGTCGCGCGGTTGTGCTCCACCACCGCCTGCCACCGCACGCCGGCGAGGGTGCGCATGTACGCCGCCATGCACCTGTCCAGGTGATCCTCCCGGCCCTGCACGGTGGGGATCACGACCACGACCTCAAGCCTGCTCATCGCTGCGAGGCTACCGAGCGCGTCGGTCGCGTGCGTTCGGTAGCCGCGCCGCGCCCGGCGTCGAGGTGGTGAACGACACCGCCAGGCGCTCGATGTTGTTGTAGCCGTGCGCGAGCACGTCCACCTGGTCGTCGTGCGCGCCGTGCGGGAACCGGCGTAGCTCGGGCTTGAACTCCGCGTTCCACGGCCCCACGACCAGTGTCACCTCGCCGCGCCCAGCTGCAGCCGCGACCGCCCGTGCTCGCGTCACCTTGTCGCCCGTCGGACGGATCGCGTGCACGGACGCCAACCCTTGCAGCACGTGCCGGCTGTACCTGGTGATCACCGACACGCCGGCCGAGCCTGGCTCCTGCTCGATCGCGACCGGCCCGTACCCGTCGCGCAGCGCCGTCGCCTTCACGATCTCCTCGGTCGTCGCGGGGTCTTCCCGGAACCGCACCACGTCCGTCACGTACACCTGTCCCGTCGTCCGGTCACGGTCGATGCGGCCACCGACCGTCCAGTCCGGGTCGGGGTACTCGGGCGTCGGCTTCGAGCCGGCCAGGTCCCACACCCGCAGCCACTGATCCGACGAGTACCGCGCGATCGTCGGCCACAGGCTCGGCTCGAACATGCCGCCCGCGTCGATCGCGTCCCAGTCGCCCAGGATCAGCCGCTCCCGCTCCACCTCCGTCAACTCGGCGAGGCTGGTCAGGTACGCCGCCTGGTCCATGTGCGGGTTCTCGGACAGGCGCGCCGGCAGGAAGATCCGCCGCTCGCGCGTCTCCTTGTCGATGTACCGCTCCTTCACCCAGTCGTGTCCCGGCCCGCCCGGGTTCGACGCGCTGCGCATCCGCAGCGGCACCTGGTCGAGCGTCAGCCCGTCGGGGGCGGCGCCGGCCGGTGACCGCTCGGGACGGCGGAGCCGGCCGAACAGGTAGCGGAACTGCGTCTCGGTGAACGTCGTCAACTCGTCGAACGCGATGTACTGGTAGCTCGCGCCGCGATACCGATCCTTGTCCGTCTCGTACTGCATGTGCGCGAACGTCAGCGACGCGCCGCTCGGGAATGTCCACTGGTGGTCGCCCTGGTGGTAGCGCGCGTCGGTGCCGTCCAGCCACAGGTGCGACACCTCGATCAGCCCACCCGCCTGGGACAGCTCGGGGAACGTGCGGCGGAACATGATCGCGGCGTAGCCCGGCACGTCCACGTACTGCAGTGCGCCGGCGAGCAGGCCCCACGACTTGCCCGGCCCGGCCGCGCCGCCGTAGAACACGTCCAGCCTGTCCAGCGACAACAGCACCCGCTGCTTCAGGGTCGGGTCGAAGTAGTCAGGCACGTACCGCAGGCGTGGCTCGCCCCAGTCGCGCAGCACCTGCTCCGCGATCCTGGTGCGCTGGCGACGCCCGAGCGACGAGAGCGGCTTCACAGCGGCTTCACGCCGGCGTGGTGCCGCACGTCTTGCAGTAGACGCCCGACCGGTGGAACGCGACGCGCTCGCAGCCGGCGCGGCGGCGGTGCACCTTCGGCGGTGCCATCGCCGCGGTCACGTGCTCGTCCACGAACCGCTGCAGCGACGCACCCGGTGAGTGGTCATCCGGCAGCGCCACCAGCACGCTTCGCAGGAACTGCGACAGCGACATGCCCTCCCGGTCGGCCATCGCCTGCAGCCGCGCCCGGTGCTTCTCGTCCACGCGTACCTGGATCGTAGGCATTCGTGGGGGAACTGTACTACGCGCCGTCGTCGGACAGCAGCCCCGCCTCGTCCAGGATCGCCACCAGCTGCGACGCGCGCTGCACGTCCGGCAGCACCCGCACCGGCTCCACGTTCGCCACGTCGCCCTGCGGCAACCCCTCATCCGGCGGGCGCAGCGCCACGTCCAGCCACCGCCGATCCGCGAACGTCTGCGGGTCATACACCGCCAACAGCCTGAGCGCCGCCCGGTAGTCCGTCGTCGCCGCCTGCGACACGAGCAGCACCAGCCTGGCGATGCAATTGGCCCTGGCCGCAGGGACCGCCTCAAAGAAGTCCACGTACTTCTGGTCGTCGTCGGGAACGTCCGCCTCGTGCTCCTGTGCCACGCTCAGCGCGTCGCGGCCACGCAGCCGCCAGTTCTGGAACGTCTGGTAGGTGATGCCGTGTGCTTCGGCGGCGGTCTTGAACGGCACGCCGGCGGTGATCATCCGCATGATGCCTTCGTGGATGTCGGGGGTGAGTAGGCTAGGCCGGCCCATCGGTTGCCTCCCGGGTTGCGAGGTTGACGCGTTGTCGGCTGAGGCCGGCGGCGGCGCCGATCTCGGTGGTGGAGTGGCCACCGTCGCGGGCGCGCTGCATCTCGGTGCGCAGCTGCTGGATCGCTTCCTCGAGCTCGCCTTCGAGTTGGCGGCGGCGGGCGGCGGCGTTGCGGACGCGGCTGAGTTGCGCGTCGGTGGCGAGACTCATGGTACGGGAGCGTACCGCGTACAGTGTTCGGCATGGCTGACGAGAAGCAGGTCGCGACGCCGGGTCGGGTCGTGCACTACCACCCGGCGCTGCCGGAGATCGAGGACGGGGACGAGGGGACGGAGCGCGAGTGGGCGCCGGTGGTGGGGATCGTGGTCGGCGACGCGCCCGAGGGTGGCGTGGACGTGTACCTGCTGCCGACGCGGCACGACGCGGGTGGTGTGGTGCAGGCGGTGCGCCACGACGACGACGCGCCCGAGGATGACGACCCGGACGATGAGGCGCAGCCGCGCACGCACCAGTCGGGGACGTGGGGTTGGCCGCCTCGGAGCTGACCCGGTAGGGTGTGCATCGGCACCTGCCCGCCGACCCTCGCCGTGCCCGCCGCCTTGTTCCCGTTGGCTCGTGCCGGCCGCAGTGTGGGGGAGGGAACCGCAGGGGCTGCCCCGTTGAAGGTCGGCGGATAGGGGCTGCCAGCCAGACCACGAACCACGGTTCCGGGTTCATGCAGCCCTTCATATCCGGGCCGAGACTTCCCGGTTGTATGGGGGTACTATGGGTGCATGGGAACCACCCGCACCACCCCTCAGTTCGACGCCGGCGACGGCTGCATGTTCCTCGTGCAGGACGCTCCCGGCGCGGCCCCGCAGTGGGTCACCGGCACGATCCTCGCGCACACCGTCGCGCCGAGCTACCACGCCCCGTACGCCGGGTTCGTGGTGGCGCGCGACGGCTTCGCGTGCAACTACTTCATCGCCGAGGAGGAGGTGCGGTCGCTGTGAGCGCCACCTACCGCGGGCCGGTGTTCGTCGCGCACTACTCGAAGCACGGCGCGGACGGCACCCTCACCGACGCCATGCATCGGCGCGTCGCTGCGCCCACGCTGCGCACCGCGCAGTCGTTCGCGAAGGCTGGACTGCCGGTCGGGTGGAAGCTCGCCGGCGTCCGCGAAGCCACCACCATCGACAAGCAGGCGTGGCTCTGATGGCGCTCACCCTGCGAGAGGAAATCGCGCTCGCCGTGCAGATCGGGTTCACCGAGGCCGGCGGGAAGGTCGATGTGCGCCAGGAGGATCTGGTGCGCGGCGACATGGTCGTCGGCACCGTCACCGTGCTCGACGTGGACGGGTTCGACGATCCGATCGTGGTGTACCCGGACGACGTGATCGTGCCGGACTGCTTCGGAGCGATCGCGGACGCGATCAAGCTCGACGTGCGGTGCATCCTGGCCGACCTGGAAGACGCGGCGTTCACGCCCCCCGAGGAACCGTGGGACTGATGCCCCGCCGGAAGAACCTCACGCCGCAGGAGGCCGAGCAGGTGCTGAACGAGCACGCCGCCCGCCGGCCGACCCGGCCGGCCGAGCTTCGGCTGCTGAGCGTGTCGCACGAGCACGACGGGTACGTGTGGCTGATGCTGCACACCATCCCCCCCGTGCCGCACGAGACGACGCACGTGGCGATCACCCGGCGCGACGCGAAGGCCGCGCTCACCAACCTCGCAGCGATCCTAACCTCGCTGATCGACGATGAGCCGGGTGCGTGATGGCGAAGTTCCGCGCTCGCATCCTAGGGCCGCTCGGGCTGGCGCCATGAACAAGCTCCACCACACTCCGAGGAAGGGAACCCGGATGAACAACGCTCCGACCGTCGGGACGCGCGTGCGGCTGGTCAGCTGCAGCGACCCGTACACCACCCTGCCGCGCGGCACGTACGGCACCGTGCGGTTCATCGACGACGTGGGCACCGTGCACGTCGCGTGGGACAACGGCGCGACGCTCGGGATGGTGCGCGGCTACGACCGCTTCGAGGTCGTGCGTGATGCCTGAGCTGGCGCTGCTCGCGGCGCGCGCGTTGGAGTGCCAGCGTGCGGTCGCCGAGCACATGCCGCGCGAGCCGGCGTGCAGCATCGAGGACGACGCGTGGGTGCAGTGGGCCGACCAGCGCGACCTGCTCGTGACCGCCCGCGAGTTCGCGGCGCAGGCGCTGCTGGAGCACCCGGAGTACGCCGCGTGGCATCGGCAGGTGTGGCGCGACGACCTGTCCGTGAAGGTGCGCGCGATGAGCGTGTGGGCACCCGTCGCCCGCCGGGTGGTGGCCGGCGGCGTGGCAGCCCCACGGGTGCGCGGCTAGCGCACCCTGCCCGCCTGCGGCCCTCCCATGGCCGCAGGCGGGCAACCCCACAGCCCCCACCCTTGGCGCCGGCAGACGGCCGCTACGCCGGTTCGCAGATCGTCGGAGACACCCGCATTGTTTGGGTGTACTATGGGTGTATGGGAACCACACCGAACGACCTCACCACCCCCACGTTCCTGGACGACGAGGGCACCACCATCGTGGTCGGCGCCCGCACCGTCACCGGCGGCTGGATCGCCGAGTTCGAGAACTGCGACGAGCGCGGCTGGCGCGTCGTCGAGGCATGGGCGAACGGCGACCGCGAGTCGTGGTTGACGCGCGGCGCGGCCGGCCCGTGGGACTTCGAGACGCTGATCTGCGACGAGGTGCGGATCGTGAAGGCCGTGTACCTGTCGAGCGCGGATGCGGCGATGGTCGCGCGGCTCGCGCATCAGCAGGAGGTGGACTGATGGACGGCCGCACCCGCGTGATCCTGCGCCGCTGCGACGCGCTCGCCGACGCGCTGCGCACCACCATCCACAGCCCGCACGCGAGCGACGAGTACCGCCTGTCGCTGCTCGGCTGGATCGACTGGGAGGCGCAGCACGTGGCGTCCAGCTGCCAGCGCGCGCTCGGCATCCGCGACCGGCACTACGACCCGCCGGCGCCATGCTGACGCCGGGCTGCCGAGTGCACTACCGGCGCGAGCGGCGCTACCTGGTGCTCGGCCCGGACAGCCCCGCGCTCGCATCCCCGCCAGTTGTCAGCGAGGGGGAGGGGACGCTGGAGACGGCGTTCTGCCCCCTCGCGCTGCGGCCCCGCGAGTGGTACTTCGTTCGCTCCGAGGCGCACGGCCCGATCGTGATCGACGCGTTCCTGTGCGACGAGATCGAGCCGGCATGAACCTCCGCAGACAGAAGACCATGCGCCGCACGAAGCGCGCGGCCGAGACGCTCGCCGCCCAGCTGCGCCAGGCCGGGCACACGGACGTCGCGATCCGGCGCGTCACGGCGAGCGATTGGGCGATCACGTGGACGCAGCGCGTCACCGACCTAGAACGACGACTACGACCAGGAGTGCCGATGACCGGGCAGTTGAACTTCGACGGCGACACGTTCGATCCGGAGCGCGACGCGGTGCGGCTGACGCGCCAGTTCTGGGACGTGTGGGCGGTGATGCGCGACGGGCAGTGGCGCACGCTGCAGCACATCGCGAACGTCACGAACCACCCCGAGGCGTCCGTGTCCGCGCGGCTGCGCGACTACCGCAAGAAGCGGTTCGGGTCGCACACCGTCGAGCGGCAGTACATCACCGACGGGCTGTGGGAGTACCGGATCGTGCCGAACCCGCACGTCACCGTGGTCGAGGGCACCGAGGACGCGTGAGCCGCGTTCCGTGCCGCACCTGTCCGTGGCGCGTCGCGCAGCACGCCGACGAGATCCCCGGCTACGACCACGACCTCGCCGAGGGGCTGGTGTCCACCACCGGCCGCGAGTTCGGCGCGCCGATCTTCGCGTGCCACCAGTCGCGCGACGGCGCCGAGGTGGTGTGCACCGGATGGCTGTGGGCGTACGGCGACCACAGCATCGCGATCCGCCTGCGCCTCGCAGCCGGCGAGATGACACGCGCCGACCTGGAACCCGACCCGACGATCGACCGGCACCCCACCTTCGCGGACATGATCGCGAAGCTCCGGGCCGACCAGACTCCCCCCTATAATGGGGAAACCCCACCACGTTAGGAGACCGCCATGGGCCGACCCCATGCAGTCGCCGGCGAGACGGCCGAGCTGTGCCGGATCAACGTCGCCAAGGGCGACGCCGACCGGCTCGCCCGGCTCGCTGAGCAGACCGGCAACCCGCAGAGCTGGCACCGCCGGAAGGCACTGTCCGAGTACCTCGACCGCAACCTGAAGGCGTAGGCATGGCTCCCACCACGAAGACCCCGCCGCCGGCCACCGACGGCGCCCCCCCGTACGTGCCGGACGTGATGCCGGACGGCCTGGCCGAAGTCATGGCCGAGGCGCCGGCATGGGATGCGGACGCGCCCGGCCCGAGCCTGCTCGCCTGGAAGACCAGCGCGGTGATGGGCGAGGTGCACCGCGTCCGCAAGACCGGCCGGAACGACAAGCAGCACTATGACTTCGCGAAGGAAGGCGACATCGCGGACATGGTGCGGGTGCTGCTCGCGAAGTACCGCGTTGGGTTCCGCGGGTCGATGCTCAGCTGCGAGCGTGCGCAGATCACGTCGCAGGCTGGGAACTCGGGCACCCTCGCGATGGTGCGGATGCAGATGACGTTGACGTGTGCCGACACCGGCGAGGTCGAGGAGTCCTACTGGGAAGGCGACGCGACCGACTACACCGACAAGGCGGTGCCGAAGGCGATCACCGCGTGCAAGAAGTCGTGGCTGATCTTCCGGTTCCTCATCTCGACCGGCGACGAGGAGGCTGACCAGGGCGGCGAGCCGTACACCCGCGCCGGCCAGCAGCAGCCGCGCTCGCAGCAGCAGCAGGCGGCGCCGGCGGACGGCCCCGACACGCGGCCGGCGACGAAGGGACAGGTCGGCCGCCTGTTCGGCCTGGCGCGCGACGTGCCGTTCCTGGTGGACGCCGCGCATGGCGGCGGTGTGGACAAGGCCGCGGTGCACGACCTGTGCCGCTGGGTCGTGCGGGACGACGTGCCGGCGAACCCGGTCGCGTCGCTGAACGACCTGACGCGGGACGAGATCGAGCGCGTGTTCGCGACGATGGAGCACGCGGCGCAGAACCACGAGTACGCCGGCGCGGTCGCGGCGGCGGTGGACGAGTGGGTGTCCGGGATGGGCGTCGGCGCCGCGCCGGCGGAACCCGAGCCGGACACGCTGCCGGACGTTGACGAGGCGCCCGGCGACCCGGGGTACGGATCGTGAACGCCGGGTTCGTGTGGCTGTGCGCCGCCGTCATGTGGCTGTTCGCGGCGATCATGTGGTTCGTCGCGTTCATGCTGTTCAAGGTCGCGTTCAACGAGCGGGCCGAGGCCGCGAAGATGTGGCGCGCCGCTGCTGAGGAACGCACCCTGCTCGAAGCCGAGCGTATCCTGCGCGACGCGGACGTCCTGTGATGGACGTCCGCTTCCGCCCGTACGCGACATGGGGGCACGGAGCCACCCGGAAGCGCAAGGGCCGGTTCAGCTTCCGCGCCGGGTGGGCCGACACGCTCGACCTGCTCGACCGGGAACTGCACCACCTGCGAGCTCGCGACGTGGTGATCGGCGCTGCGCTGCGCGAGACGGACATTCGCCTGGACGGGTGGCCGCGTGCGAACGCCGCCGCGCCGTGGCACCCCGGCGTGGAGGTCAGCTTCGAGATGCAGCTGCGGGCCGGCGAGCCGACGCGGCTGGTGTACGCGACCGACGAGTACGAGTTCTGGCAGCACAACGTGCGGGCGATCGCGCTCGGGCTGCAGGCGCTGCGAGCGGTCGATCGGTACGGCATCACGCGCGACCGGCAGCAGTACGCCGGGTGGAAGGCGCTGGGCGCCGGCCAGGACGGCGCCACGGCGCACGCGACGCGTGCCCGAGGGGTACACCTCATCGACCAGCACGGCGGCGTACGGGCGGCGCTACGCGCCACGCATCCGGACAGGGGCGGCGACCCGCTCGACTTCCAGAGCGTGCAGATGGCGAGGGAGTCGTGACGCCGCCGGTTGCGGCGGCGATCGTGTTCGGTGTCGGTGCCGGCGTCGCGGCGGTGTCGTGGGCGTACCGCCGCGGGCCGCGCACGACGCGCCCCGCCGACGACGCGTATCCCGATCCCATCGAGGACGCTGACACGTACCCGTCGGCCACGACCGGTGTGCGGCACGAGAAGTACGGCACCACGATCGGGCCGGCGGATCACCTGCGCCTCGGATCGAACGGCGACCAGACGGAGGTCGTGATCTACGAGGGCGAGCGGGTGTTCTCGCCGCTGTTCGGGACGGCCGGGTGGCCGTTCAAGCCGCCGCCGTACCAGAAGGCCGACGGGACGTGGTGGCAGCCGACGCACGAGCAGACGTGGGAGTCGGCCGACGGGTCGAAGGCGCGCACGTGGGGCCGGCCGATCGCAGATCCGAGGTCGTCGTGAGCGCCGTGCCGCACCCGACGTGGGTGCCCGAAGACCTGGCCGGGTGGTTCCCCGACGGGATGCTGCTCGCGGCTGCCAGCGGCCCGCACGGGGCGTACGCCGTCGGGTTGGCTGCGTGCTCGCAGTGCGGCGCCGGCGTGCCGGTGTACCGCCCCGACGACGACCGGCACCTGCGCCGGCACGTCGAGTGGCACCGCGTGCTCGCGAACTCCGCGGAGGTGACCCTATGAACGGCGACAGGCTGCGCTACGTGATCGAACGGGAGCG